TCACCGAGCTTTTCATATGTCATAGCAATTATTCTTTCAGTATCTCTTTGTTCCCAACGTTCAAGCTCAGTTTCAAAATCCATAAGACTCCATTTTTCAACATCATCGAAATCAGGATCGTACAAACGAACGTTTTCTTTATTTTGTGTTACTAATTGATTTAATAACATAGTAGTTGGACAAAGATAAAGAATTTTACCTTTTTTCTTAGTTAATTCACTAAGTTTGTTTATACAAAAGTACGTTTTGCCGCTTCCAGTAGGAGCCTTAATTAAGTTAAAATCTTTTATTGAAAGTTCTTCAAGTGAAACAACGTCACTTACGAATAATCTTGTATTCATTCTTCATCACCTTTTAAAAATTATTTGAGCATCGCGCCCCTTCATAATTTAAGTAGAATTTTATATTTTCTTCTCTAAAAAAAATCGTCCACTCATAGAGTTGAATATTCAGCTTTTAGAACAATATTTTCATAAGTAAGACAAAAATTCCTTGTTCCTTATTAATTTTAATAGAACAAGGAATTTTTGTCTTACTTTATAAATTTTTTTGTTCTTTTCTTTTGTTTTTCTAATATAATTATACCAAAAATTCCATAAAAAATAAAATATTCAGGTGTCGCCGCAATTCCTTAGGTAAGAAATTTTTAAAATTTTTACTAACTTTGCCATTCTCATGGATAATATATATATCCATAGCAAGGGCAAAACTAGCAAATTTTTATAAAATTTATAAGACTATTAAACCTAAGAAAAAGGCTTAAACAGCCTTCTCTTCTTCTATAAACTCTAAGAACTTGTCGCCGCAAGAACAACAATACGGCGGCAAACAAAAAAGCCTTGAGAAATCAATATTCTCAAGGCTTTAAAAATTATTTAAAAAAAACATTGTACAAATCATTATTATATGCACAATACTGATATACCAAGGCCTGGCGGCTCACAACACCCAAACAACGTGAAAAAATAAAGTCTATCATCCCGATAGTCCTTATTTTCTTTTTTGATATCGTGGAGTTGTTTGAAGTATATCCTCCCCGTCATAGTGTATTCTAACTTTAATCTCCAGAGAGAGTTGAAAATTGACTATGAATTTGTCTTTCTTACAGCGGCATAATCCATTATGTTATGTCGGTTCATACTTGACTATTCAATTGTAAGCTCCGAATAAATCGGAGAGGTGAACACCAGAAAACTGGCGCAACACTGTTTTTCTGTGCTATTTTTAAGTGAGATTTCCTCTCACTTTCTATAATAATAATAATTATAGCACACTTTTATGAAAAAGTCAAGAGTTTGGGTATAATTGTTATATCAGATTTATCTTATCTTTTCTTTTCTTCGCCGCGACAGCAAGTTTATCTACTAATTCGTTATTTGTATCGCAATTATCATATTCCCAAATATATCCATACATTGTTTTTCTTAATCCTAAACAACATTCTTTTATATATTTTGTATTTTTCTTATTCATTGCTCGTCCTGCTTCAGCCATAGAGTTAAAAATATTAATAACTTTTCCTTGTAAGTCTTTTTGAATAACTTTTTTCTGTTACCATGAAGAGACCTCCGTAAAAGAAAAATCTAATGGTTCAAAACTCCATATATATCCCCGACTACTTTTCTTTTGTCCATTACAACATCTTAAAATAATAACTCTATCCACTTGAACACTCTTTGAGGCAGACAAAATTGAGTCATGTACTTTTATTAGTTCTCCATATTGTGAATATTGATAAACCTTTTTTGTCAATCCCCTTCTATGTTTATCTTCTAATTCATCATAACAATTATATTCAATTAAAATTTTTTTAAGAGTTTTATAATGAATACCACAAATATTTTTAATTTGTTCAGAAGACATTCCTTCATTCCACAATTGAAGAATTTGTTTTTTATTATATTTTACAGTTCCTTCGCCACCATAGGTCATATTATATCCAAAAGGAATTATAGAATTAAAGAAGTCTATCCAATATTGTTCTCGCAATTGCAATTTTTCATCTTCAACTTCTTCAATTATATCAATTTCAAAATTTTCTTCTCCATATTTTCTAATAGCCTTATGTAAAACAAAATTGTATCCCTTACTATTAGAATTAAAACTTTCATAAAGGTGTTGTTTAAATCGATTTAAAACAGAATTAGTAGTTAAACCTATGTAAATTTTAGAATTAATTTTATTTTTGATTTTATAAATAAAACCCATTATATTCACCTCTGTTTAGCCTGTACTGCTAATTTATCGACAAAATCATTCCAATCATTGTTACCACTATGTCCTTTAACCTTAACAAAAGTAACATCATTATTTAATAAATATTTATAAATCTTCTGTATAACTTCAAGATTTTCAATTGGTTTGTGTTTCTTGCCTCTTGTCCAACCATTCTTTTTCCAACCATATACCCAACCATCTGGTTTAAGCATATTTACACAATAGGCTGAATCGCTATGAATTTCGATGGGGCGGCCAGAGTAATTTTCGTGACAATACTTCAATGCCATAAGAATAGCGTAAAGTTCGCAGTGGTTATTAGTTGTATTATCAAAGTGTTGAGAATCTGAATGATATACTTCGTTTAAATCCTCACTCACAACTGCAAATGCAGAGCCTCCAGCACCTCTCACATACTCTCCATTTACTTTTGTTATCGTAGCACTTCCGTCTGTAAAGCAAATAATTTTATTCATATGCATTCTCCTTTTTTATATGCTAATCTGTAAGGTAAAACTCTCATATTATCCTCCTTACTCACGAAACCAGTCTCCATCAAAACTGTCATCTACAGTAAATTTCTTTAAACAGCATGGACAGGATAAATAATTAACTGCCCATTTTACTCGTCCAGTTGGAATATTAGATTTTGGTTCAAATTCAATGTCTTTAAACCAAACTGGTTCTAATGGAGTACCACATTCGCAACAGTTTCCAAAGTCTACTTCGTTCATAATTTTAATCCTCCTTAATATTCATATTTAACTGAAATTATTGAACAGTTTTTCATTTTTCCATCGACTTTTCGTTTTGTTTCTATTATATCAAAACCATTTTCAATTAATTTTCTCTTTAATGTTGTCCAACCAAGAGATATTCCTTTTGAATTTTTATAGCCAAAAAAGGCAGCAAGTTTCTTTTTGTCATCTACGAAAAGAGGTTTTCCAACAACAGAGTTTAATTTTCTTATTATATCTCTTTCTGAGCGAGCAAAAGGTTTATCATCAATAAATGTTGTCGCCGCAGAAATTTTATTATATCCATTTTCAATAGAATTATACTTTTTAATATAAAAATCTTCCCACTTAGAAAGTTCAGATTCTGAACAAATCTTTAAAATATTAAAGGAAAAATCTTCTGGTGTTTGTCCAAGGTCAAAGTGAAATTTATCTTCAAATTCTGTTGCCTCTTCGCTTTGTTTCATATGCTCCTGCCATCTATACATGATATTTACACTTTTACCAATGTATACTTTATTATTCTTTATATTTTTTATCATATAAATTCCAGTCATAAGAAAACTCCTCTCATATCTTATAATATAATTATATCATAAAATATAAAAGAAGTCAATGTTTATATCGTATATAATTTTTCTATTGTTTGTATGCCTTTAGCATTTTGAGAAAGAGTTCGTTTATATTCTTTCTGCCAAATTATTTTAAAGTTATCCGGCATTTGAGTTTCACTAATAAATATTTTATTATTTTTACTCATCTTTTCACACCAATTATAGAATTTATCGTAATTAAATTTATAATCATAATACTGTTTCTTACTATCCAAATATGGTGGATCGCAATAAATAACACTATTTGTAGGATTTAATTCCTCAAAATCTTTGCAATCAAAAACACAATCTTTTATTTTTTCAAAGTTATTTACAACACTTAAATAATGTTCTTTTTGATAAAGACGACTACCATCCTTTGCAAAACTTCCCCACATCTTTCCGTTATAACTTGGAACAAACATCATATAACCATAATAATAATCAGGATATTTATTATCTTTATTTTTAAAAGATTGTCTAACCTCATTATAATGTTCCTTCCCAAATGAATTTGGCTCCGGGATAACATAGCCGTCTTGAAGTGCTTTATAAAATGCAATCAAATATTGATTAATGTCATAAAAATATCTTTTATCAAATTTAATATTCTCCATAACATTTCCGCCGCCACCAAATGGCTCTATATAACTGTCATATTTTCCAGTATCTAATTCCTTCTGAATTATTGGACAAATAAACTTAGCTATTTTCTTTTTTCCACCAACATAAACCATATTAATCTTCACCCCGTATAAAACATTCATAGAAAATCTGTGCTTCAGCCAAAAGCTCAACCAACCCGCGACTATTATCTATAACACAATCATACTCATAATCTTCAACATTGTCATCTGCATGATTGCCATATATCATAGAAATAGAACTTCTTTTTACTAAAACTGTAAGAGCATTATATTCTTCAACAAAACGTTTTATTTCTGCCGGCTCACGACAATCTACAAAAACTGCGGTTACACCAGAACACATTAAATTTTCAATTTTATCACAAACAATCTTGTGCGGCAAATCATTCCATTCTGTAAGGAGGTCTTTTAAATCGCTAAGCATTTTTCTATCCTTTGGCTCTTTACTGCCATCCCATCCAAAACCTTTTGCTACCTCTTTAACATAATCTATTGTAGAAAGAATTTCAACTTTTTTACCGTGAGCGGCAGCTATTTCAGCTATCATATTTTCTACAGTTGACTTCCCAGAAAAACCTTTCCCATTAACAATAAAAATTTTAATACTAATCAACCTCCTATTTTCATTTTTTTTAATGATTCTGCATAATTACTATTTACTTCAAGAATAATTTCTCTTTGTGATTTTAATTCCTCAATTATTTCTGAAGGAATATTCACGTTAAATCCAATACGAGGGGCATTTCTTGCTTCTATAAAAGGATTTAAATTATATTGAATTACATCATGTAGTTCTTCAGAATAGTTATAAAAAATTATACTATTATTAGAGTTTTCTCTTATCTCATCAAAAACAGAAAAATCAGATTCTCCACCAGATAGATTATAAACTAAGATTTTAGGATTTTTATTTTCATATAAATATCCAAGAGAATTATAAAGTTCTGTTAATTTTCCCTCTTCTCCGTCGCAGAAATTAATAAAATTATTAACTGAATTATTGCTAAAAATTGATAAGAACTTTTCATCTTTAATATTATAATATTCACTTATATTTTTTAATTGTTTTGGTGTTAAATTGGCTATAATAGAATTGTTAGAGTTTAAAAAGTTATAATCTTTTGTCTCATTTATTACATAATATAGAGGATTAAAGGTGCTTAAATAAATTACATTTCGGCTATCTTTAATTTTCAACTTTTTTATAATATGTTTCTTATTAATATACTTTGAGGTTTTCTTAATTTTTGTTTTACAATAAATTTTAAAAGTAAATTCTGAAACCTGAGATATAGTACTTAATAAATAATAAGAAATAAGACCAAGAATATCATCTGTATAATAAAGTATAAAATCTTTATTGAAATAATCTTTATATTTTTCAATAAATTGATTTGTAATTTTATTAAAAATAATATTCGTTTCATTTTCTTCAAATTTCTTATCATATTTATAATATTCAAGATTCATATTATAAAAAAGCTTATACTGTAAATACTGCATTATCATCACTCCTTTTTGTTTTTCTATAATAATTATACTATAATCGACAACAAAAGTCAATAAATTAAAGAGGTGAATAAAGTGGAATTAAAGTTAAAAATACTTAAAGATATCTATGGTAGAAATGCCGCTAATCTTGTGTTTAAACTTGCTGAATTAAAAAATATAAGAATTACTAAAGATGGCAGAACTTTTAATGGAAAGTCTATGCTTGGTATATTAGCAAATAAATTAACTACCAATGATAATATCATTATCACATTGGAAGATGTAAATGACAAGGATAAAGCTATAAAAGCTTTTGAAAATTTAGCAGAGGTGATATAAGAATGGATTACAGAATGTATAGTGGTGGTGCCCCAGCAGGAGAAAATGTAGTAGAGATAATTAAAAAACATTTAGAGGAGCAACACCAAATTAAAGTTGATAAACTTGTTCTGAATTTTGTTGGTTTTGAAGGTGCGGCTGGCACTAAATTTACAATTAATAAACACAAGGACAAGATGGCTATTCCAGCTTGTGGACATTTTATTACTCCATACGATGGTGATAAATATGTTAAAATAACAAGTCTGGTATTTGACCAAGCTTTTACTGGTGACATTTATTTTATTATATAAGAGGTGATATAAATGGCATTTTTTGACCCATTTGGCGGCTCAGGAGGCGGCGGTCGAGGAATTTCCTCTATAATTTTTGTGTCAAGTACTGGAGGACCTATTGCTGGCATTGCCGGAGCAACAGATACTTATAGAATTAATTATACTGATGGTACAACTTCAACCTATACTGTAAAAAATGGTAATAATGGAGAACAAGGTCCTAAGGGAGATACTGGAGAACAAGGTCCTCAAGGTGAAACAGGTAGTATAGGTCCGCAAGGTGAGCAAGGAGAAGCTGGTGCAGATGGTGTATCTGTAACAAATGCAACTGTAAATGATGCTGGACACTTGATAATTTCACTAAGTAATGGCCAAAATCTTGATGCTGGATATGTAAAAGGTGCAGATGGTACATCTATCAATATCAAGAGTGATTTAAGTTCTACTGCAGAGCTCCCGAGTTCTGGACAGCAGTTAGGAGATTGTTATCTCATAGCTGGCAACTTATGGGTATACACTAACAGCACTGGAGAAGGTTCTGTGAATGGTTTCAAAAATGCAGGAATGATTCAAGGACCTGCTGGTAGAGGTATATCTTCAATTACAGTAAATGAATCTGGTCAGCTTGTAATCACATATTCTGAC